GCCTGCAAGCGAAGCCACCGCAACTGTATCGAAGAAGCGCGGACGGCCTGCGAAAGTTACCGCTTAATAATCGAGGACGATGTGGAGTTTGCAGATAACTTCATGGAGCGCCTAAATATCTGCATGAGTGAGTTACCAGAAGACTGGGACGTTCTTTACCTAAACGGCACAGAGCATAGTGTTAGCGGAACATATACCGCCAACCTAAAGAGGGTAAATGGTATGTGGGGCTGCTTTGGTTATATCGTAAACAAACGCGCTTACGATGCCATAATAGCGGGATTGGATAGCGGCAACGAAAGTGTAGATGGTTGGATGGTGGCGGCTGCGAAGCGAATGAATTTTTATAGAACAACCCAACCTTTGATTTATCATTTGGTTGGGTACAGTTACAGACAGGATAAAGAAGTGAACTATCACAGATTAGTAAAACGCAAATGAAGAACTTTTTTAAGACAGCATTTCTGAATAGATGGGTGCCGCGCCTTGAGCAAAAAGGAACGGGGCTATTATTTTACGGTAAGAATAACTTGCTGCCCAACGATGTAATAAAATACATCAATGAAAGCGGTATTGCTAAAAATTGCGTTCGCACACTATCGCAGTTTATTCAAGCTGATGGTTTTGCTGATGAAACAATTGCAGCGTCAAAGATTGGTATATGGTCAATGGATAATCTGTTGGTGAATGTAGCTACACAATACAGCTATCACTACGGATTTGCCTTTTATGTGTATCGCAGAGGTGACGGTACAATAGCAAAAGTAGAGCCTGCACCGTTTGAAGCTATACGCAAACTAGATGAAGGCGACTTTGAGGTAAATGTAACATATGGGCAACCAAACTATAAAAAGGATTACGCAAAAAAACACCCTCCATACAGAGGACAAATAGTGCCACTAGCTGAATTGCAAAATGATTTGGTAGAATACGAAAAGCGCCCCGAAATATTTTACAGTTACATAAAGACACCTGACAATCCTAACTATCCCGTGCCTGACTTTTATGCAGGGATTGAGGACATAATAACCTCAAGTGAGTTGTGTAAGTTCGACCTTGAAACGGTAATGAATGGCTTTATTACAAGCGCTATTCTTACTTTGATTGGAGAAATTGACGATGAAACAAAAGGCACTGATAACTTAACAGACCTTGAAAGATTTGAACAACAATTAAAACACTTCACTGGCGAACTTAAAGACCGTGACGGGTTAAGCGGACGCAATAGATTATTGCTGCAATTTGCACCTACACGCGATGCCGTGCCCGTGTTACAACCATTCGATGCGAAAGCTATTTACGATGCAAGCAACACCAAAAGGGATGTGATTGAAAGAAGCGTTTGCCGTTTGTTTGGTATTCACCCCGTAATTATGGGCTATACCGATGCCGCTGTATTGGGTAACCAACAAGCATTGAACAACGCGGTTGCATTGCTTAACTACAAAGTGAACATGATACAGCGCCACATTTCATCTGCTTTCAATGAATTATTTGGTGAAGAAAAAGACTTCACCATTACCACGTTTAATCCTTTCAACTACATAGCGCCTGAAATATTTAATGTACTTACTGAAGATGAAAAGAGGGCAACAGTAGGTTATGCACCTATAGAACGTGCAATACCTACAGAGGGCGATAAAATACTTGAAGTGCTCAACGGTTTAAGTCCGTTGCTTGCTACTAAGGTGATTGATTTGATACCTAAACAAACTTTATTGGATGCATTGGGTATTGAAGGCGAAGTTGATAACACTCAAACCACTAGCGATGTTCCTAATCAATAAAGATGACTTTTCTTATTACGTTCAGTTTAGCGCAAACTACTTTGCTGAGCAGTCAAACTTTCATATTCGTGACGCGCAGCAGATAGATTTGCAGCCTATCATGCCAACGGGCTTAATTGATGCTATCACAGCACTAATAAAAACAAATCCGAAGGCATTTGACCGAAATAAAACCTATGCAGAAGGTGACATTTGTTTTACGTTTGATGCTGAAGTAAAAACGTATTACAAAGCATTACAAAGCACTACCGAAAAGCCACCAACTTCCGATTGGGCAGAACATGAATTGCTAAACTTTTGGCAGCAGTATGTAAAACCATTGTTGGCGGTGTATGCTTTCAAGCGTATTACAGTTGAAGCTGGTATTCATGTTGCACAAAGCGGATTTAGAGAGCATTTAGACCCTACATCAACAGAAATAAGCAGCACGCGCAGGGCAGAGATGTTGGGCCAGAATGACACGCGAATAGGATATTACAAGCAAGCCTTAGAAAATAAGCTGAAAGACGTGGACAATACATTTGACGGAGTGCAATACACTACCAACGATTGCAAAACGGGTAGAGGGCGCACACGAATTATTGCAGTAGGGGCGAAAAGAGTTTACACAACCAAAAGAGATTACAGAGATGAATACAATAATGACTGGTTCTGATTTTCCGATGACACTAACATTGAAAAATGCAGACGGCACGGCAATAGATATTTATAACTTAAACACCTTGCAAATCCTTGTTTACCAAAAAAGGGAGCAAGTTATCCAAAGTTGGAATTTGGACGCAGGTGTTACAGTGGTAGATGCTAATGAAGGTGAAGTGAGTATAATTCTCGACCGTTCCAACACGGCAGGACTTGCCGAAAAGCCGATGTATATGGAGGTTATATATGGCGTTGTCAATAGCGATGCTGAAGATGGTGAATTATTAGTAAGCAGCGCCCCGAAATTGATTGCTAACGTTGTAAATTCCGCCGCCAATGACTGAGATTGAAGTAACAATTACGCAGCCTACAATAGAAGTTAAGTTTGAAAGCACGTTAAATACGGGTGGTGGCGGTGGCGCTGTTGATAGTGTAAACGGGCAAACGGGCGTTGTGGTGCTAACTACAACCAATATTGAAGAGGGAACAAATCAGTATTTTACCGATGCAAGGGCTATTGCCGCGCTTGCTTCTACATTGCTTGATTATGTAACCACAACGGCACTTAATACAGCCTTGAGCGCTTATGTAACCGCTGTGAGTTTAGCAAGCACCTTAGCGAACTATGTAACAAATAGTTCTTTAGCCACAACGCTAACAAATTACGTTACCAACAGCAGCCTTGCAACTACGCTTTTGGGCTATGCTACAACATTGGAGTTGGCAGATAAGCAAGATAAAAGAATTGTCGTTAGCAGCAACACAACAGCGGTAATTGACGGTGCTTATACATTGGTAGCAAGCGCAACATTTACAGACCCCACACCTGTGGAGGGTAAAGGCTTTAGTGTGTTGATCCGAAACGGCACGGCAACTATCGGAGGTATAACATATAGCACGGCAGGCACAACAGTTTGGCGTGTGTTTCATTCAGGTTCATGGGCGAATTATGTTAATCAATTGTCATTAGGATTTACACCTGAAAATGTAGCCAACAAAAGCACAACAACAACACTAGGAAGTAGCGACACGCTTTATCCTACTCAAAACGCGGTTAAGACTTATGTAGATAATTTATCATCAAAAATAGCAAACATTGATATTTCTGTTACTGAATCAAGCACATCTGCAAACGCAACAGAAGTTTTATTACGGGCTATACCAATAACAGCGAATACAATAGCAAATGGCGATTGGCTATATTTAACTTCGTTAATTAGCACATCGCAAACAACGGGGAATATAAGTATTTTTATTAGAATAGGAACAAGCGCAAATCCTGCTTCAATATCAAGCGAAACTTTAATATCATCAATTTTAAATGCCGCATCTGCCGCAGGTGGTAGATTTCAGCCAATAGATACACATTTAGTTGTAGATAACAATAATATTAAAACAGCGAACAATCTTACCATTATGAACCAATTTAACGGTGTTCAAGTTGCGGCAACAGCATTGCCACCTTTAAATGCAACTTGGTATATTTATATTTCAGCTAGTAAAAGCGTAGCAGGTGGAACGATTACATTTTTTGGAAATAGATTAACAAGGTTTAGAACATGAGAATCATAACAGAAAATTTCGGAGAATATTTAGGCAGTTTTTATTGCGTAAATGAAGGCAGCAGGCTGTTAGTGTTTGAAGATTATGCAGAATATGAATATTATCTTAATTCGCTAAATGTTTGGAGCTTTGATAGTTGGAAAGCGCAGGTAAATGAATTGCACAACAAATTATTTGAAGGGTATTATTTGCCTTTGCGGTATGAAAGTGAATCAGACATAGCGCTGACAGCATTGAATAGCGCAAGATTTGCTCAAGAAGCGTTAGAGCTGGCTAAATGGCGTAATGATACCTATGACATAATTGATGCAGTTACGGAAGCTGAAGCGCAAGAGATAACACCACAAGATTTTATTAACACATTGCCAATTTTTTATGTACAAGAAGAAACCGAAGATTAAAGGCAAAGCGGTTAAGCGCAAACAGAAGCGAACACCTAAAAAAGAATATAACGGACAAGGACGTTAAAATCAGATAGTTGTAACTTAAAAACAAAGAAAAAGCAATTCAATAACAGATGAAAAGTGTAGAAATGTAGCCTTTAATAAACACCACTTTTGCGCCATGCAAGAGGTGTTATTGTGGCTATACTTTACCTTTCATACAAAACATGAAGATGTAAACATGAGAGAAAGTTATGAGCAATGGTTAGCAAAGTATTCATTTTTGGCATTAGCGGCATTATGCACATTCCTTAGCCCAATAGTGCCAACATTGTGCTTTGTTGGCATGATTAGCGTCATTGATTTTGTTACTGGTATTATAGGCGCTAAGAGCAAAGGCGAAGAAATAAAGAGCAGCAAAATGATA